GGAGCTTGCAAGCACGAAGCGATATTGAGTCGCTTGCGCTCTTAAGGTCTATAGTCGCTGGCGATAAAGCCGACGGATCTAGACTTCCAGTCTGTGCGAGAGCTTGATTCTTAACTTGGGAATCTAAATCGATCCCCCAGCGTTTTAAGCGTTTTCGGACGAATCCGTCAACGCCGAGCTGTAACATAACGTTAAGGTCTGGCTCTACGGCAATCGGACGATCAGTTCGAGCGTCCTTCTGCACTGTGGTAATCTTGTTCGACTCGCGTCGTTCGAGCACCATGTCCCAAAAGCAAGAGGCAGCATAGCTGCCTTCCACTAAAGGTCCAAGGTCAGGGAACTTCACAGCGAAGTCAGATGCTAAAGCATCCAACCAGCGCTTGTCGTCCAGGATCATGGTCTTAGCGTGTGTTTCACACCGCGCAGTTACATGATACGGGTAATCAGAGTACTTGAAATAGCTACTCGTCTGTCCGTAAGATGCACCAGTCGATGCACCGGGCCCATGTCGGGACCGGTCAAGCAACTTAGAGGATTCCGGTAACGAATCACCTAACACCCTTGAGATAAACTCTCGGGCATAGATGTTTGCAGGATCTTGGAGATCTATACGTTTCCATAAATGCCGATTAAAGGCACTGCAAGCATTGTCACCTTCCAGAACTGTGGCTATCGCTGCGAGCTTACGCTCTTCGCGACTGCCGTCGAACTGGTATTTCTTAATTACTTGACTCAACAACATCTGCCACTCCACATTATGTGGGGATAGGCAGTCCGTGGCGGATATACTCTGTAGTCCGTTAACGGCGCTGTAATCTAAGTACGCGTTGTAGTCTCTCTGGCGGGTTATCCGCAAAAGGACATCGCGATCTTTGACAGCATTTAGTTGAGAACCACACTCGATGAGTGTGTTTAACACTTGCCAGGGGTAGTCCCCTGGCACACGTACCCTCTGCTCACGCAGTGGAGGCACGGCTTTACACTTGCGGGGTTTATCGTATTTCACGACACTCTCCTTGGGTTAACT